AAAGGTACCCGATTTTATATCTGCGTAGTACACGATGTATGTCGTATACTACAAAGATGATGCCCCCGACAGGATTCGAACCTGCGACCACTAGCTTACAAAGCTAGCGCTCTACCGACTGAGCTACAGGGGCGGATCCTTCCTACCTGATTCGAACAGGTGACAAATGGAACTACAGTCCACTGCTCTACCAACTGAGCTAAGGAAGGGTAAGCTCCCACCAAGACTTGAACTTGGGGTGGTGGATTCAAAGTCCACAGTGTTGACCAACTACACTATAGGAGCGTGTATATTTATTATGTTGTAATTCTTTAAGTATGTCACTCACACAGAATAAACGTCTATTTTTAAACATACTCTTACCTACTATCAACGAGTTATTCGTATCGACAGGGAATTTGGTGAGAATCGCAAACAATCCTGTATGTGAAGTTGAAATATTCATTAGGGACCAGATTTTAATCAATAAAAGTTTATTTTCGATTTCAAAATTTAAATTAGCTATTGAAAAACTACACGCACACGCCATAAACAAGCTTCTTTTACATCTTGATAGTATAAATATACCTATATCAAGAGTTTATACTAAAGCGCAGATAAATCCTCTCATGTTGAATGCATTTGAACTGGAAATACACAAATTGATATTGAGTCGCGATATAGTTTCTTTTTCTGATTTTTTACTGTATTAATTACTCGTCAATTTCACACTCGTCATCCTCGTCTTCGTCGTCGGCAGCATCATCGGACGTGGGAGTGTCCACACCCTGGAACGCGAACGAAGGTAGCTTCTGCGACTTCTCACAAAGAGCCTGAGAGAGACGCACACTCACGCCAAACTTATTATCGATAAACCAGATCTGGTTGAAGTCGACGATACACATACACTTCTGCCCCTTTTCGAGGCTGTCGATGGAGATACTCTTCTGGTTCATGTCATACGCCTCAGCTAGGAACTCGCCTGTAGGCTTTGTCATAATCTTGAGCTTGAGAGTAGACGGGTAAGACTCCTTACCTGGACGAACGAGTGGCTTGTACAACGCTTCGCGGATCACTTCGATGTTGTAAGGCTTGCCGAGCCATTCTTTGGAATTCTTCGCCACGGTCTCTAGGATCAGCTGGTCGAGTGCCTGAAGCTTCTCCATCAGGAGAGTGGCACCTTCGTTGTCAGTGTCAAATGAAAGATCCAGGGAATAAGACGTCTTGTTGGTAGCCTCATCGGTGAACGCGCTGAGACCGAATGGGGATCTCATGAAAGGAAGTTGAAGGTACAACTTCTTGTTATCTTGTGCGTTAATGTACACAGTCTTGCCTCCATTCTTGTTCTTCTTCATGGCGGAAAGGACGGTAGTGGCAGGGTCAAACTGTTCATAACGCTGAATAATACTCGACATGTTTCTTGTTATATATTACATAGGCGCTCAAACTTTAAGTATATTTTTTTCTATGTATACATTACAACTAAATATGGGACTCTTCAAAGATTGCGGATGTGGATGTAATGGTAAAAAGCAGGAGCAGAGATTGATGAATTCTATCTTAGCTGGATTAGTTTTTTTTATGATCGCCAGCCCCGACACGTTTCGGTTCATGCGGTCTCTATTGGGTAAGTGGGTGTCGGGACCCAATGGGTGCCCTACTACCGGTGGACTGTTTCTACACACCCTCGTATTCATTCTTATTACGTGGGGTATGATGAACATAAAGACTGAAGGATACACAGCGGAACCTGTCCCTCCTGCCCCCCCAGTGGTAGATGCTGCCGCTGATAAAGAGATTAAGAAGAAGCAGGTAATGGAGAGTGTCAAAAAGGCAGCGGTCGCGAAGGCGGTGGGTGCGAAGGCGAAGGCGAAGCCTTCTCAGCCCGAGGGAATGGGTGGTATCAGCGAAAATGATAGGAGTTTTGCGATGGAGGGTGAGCCCCCCATGCCGATGGGAGGTGTCCCCCCCGCTAAGTCTGCGGCGCTGCCTCGTATGATGGCGCCACCTCGCATGGCGGATGTTCCGTCCCCCATGCCCGGTATGTCTGAGGAACCTGTTGGTATGTCTGATACGGGTGCCATGTACGCGCCTATGGATATTAACTCGGGTATGGATTTACCCTCGGGCCTTAAAGGCGGGACGTCCTCCCTGAGCATCACATGTGCCGATGGGCGTAAACCCATCGTCGCTTAAAAATCTTCGTCGAATGCGACCGCGGTACTTTCATCGATTTTACCGTAATCGCCGACACGCTTTTCAAAAAAATTAGTCTTACCATCTAGGGAAATATTTTCCATAAAATCAAAGGGATTTTGTGTGTTCCAGATTTTATTGAACCCCGCTTGCTTCAGTAAACGGTCAGATACATACTCGATGTAATCTGACATCTTCTCAGAATTCATACCTATCAAACTGCATGGCAGTGCTTCGATAATGAAACTCTTTTCAATCTCAACCGCTTCGCGTACAATTTGTTGGATAACCGTTTCGGATGGTTTATTCTTCAACATTTTAAACAGTTCGAGAGCGAACTCGAGGTGAAGTCCTTCGTCACGACTGATAAGTTCGTTACTGAAACACAGACCTGGCATGAGACCACGCTTTTTCAACCAGAAAATAGCACAGAAACTACCCGAGAAAAATATACCCTCCACACACGCAAACGCGAGTAGACGTTCGGCAAATGGTCTATCCTTGTCAAACCACTTCAGCGCCCAATCCGCCTTCCTTTTGATGGGATCGATTGTCGTTATAGCATCAAATAAATGTTTCTTTTCCGAGCTGTCTCGAATATACTTATCAATCAATTTACTATACGTTTCTCCGTGAACCATTTCATTATGAACCTGGTACGCATAAAACGACCGAGCTTCGGTGTATTGCACCTCGTCGGCGAAATTATTATTGATGTTTTCAAAAACAATGCCATCGGAACCAGCGAAAAATGCGAGAATGTACTTGACGAAATGGCGCTCATTATCACTCAATTTCTTCCAGTCATCCATGTCAGCGCTCACATCTACTTCCTCAGCTGTCCAGTTCGACATCTGGGCCTTTTTATACAGGGACCACAAATTATCATGTTCGATTGGAAATACCGTAAACCTGTTCATCGTGGGTAGGAGCATTGGCTCTGATTCATCAATATATTCCTGGAATGCGAAATAATCTCCGATACATTTGTTATTCACTTTTACCTGTGGATATACAACGGCACCTGGTCCGCATTGTTTTTTTAGTTCATCTTTATCAACAATAATTTTTGTATACTCGAGATTCAAATCCTTACACATAGTTTCTGCGTATGTACAGTATTTACAATCCAACTTCGAAAAAATTTCGATTCCCATCACGTGTGTTATATCCGTACAATATTTTTGTGCTAAATCTTTATACAGAAATGTTTGAATTTTCTGAAATTCAGCCTGGAGATCTCATACGAGTTCTCGTGAATTTCGACGATGTAGACGACGATGCGTATGCCATCGTAGAAGAACACTGTGACGATTACCTGATTGTTAAATACTATTCGGAGACATCTTGTACGTATAAGAGTGCGGAAGTGTATACATTAGATCAAGAGACGAATATACTTCGAGAGGAAAGTATAAGTGAGCATTTCCCAGGGAAGGACACTATTTTGACCTGTATCAGTGAAGTAGATCGAATGTATGTGATTGAGAGTGAACAAGAAACGGATATAGAGAGTGTGATATGCAACGAGAGTGACGATACTGGGAGTGATGCGGGTAGTTTCGTCGTATCTGACAGTGAATTCGAAGGGCGTTTACAGTTACCCCCAGACGCCGCAGCTCTGGATCGTGAGTGGAATGCATGGGTTCCCCGGAGTCCAGGCTCTTCGCGTTTCAAAGAGACCGTCGACCGAATTGAAGAGCGGGCGCGAATACAAATGGATAACATAAATTTTTAACTTAAGTGCGTGGGATTTGGATAAAAAAAACGGACTCGGAATATAATGGACCCTCAAACACTGGCTGCTATATGGTCTCACTTGGACCAGATAAAGAAAAAACCAACACTAAAGCCGGTGGATAATAGATTTTGCACTAAATGCAATAATTACAAAACATTAACAAGAGAAGGAATGGTGTGTACCGCATGCGGGGTTGTCGATTCTGTTTACATCGATGATACCGCTGAATGGACGAGTGGTATATCTGACGACGGGCGAGTTTCCGATCCGTCGCGATGTGTTGTACCCTCGTCAAACCCCGACTTATTTTCTGATGCGTGGGGGAAAGGGACTGTCATATCCACTAAGCATACATCAAGTTACGAAACGAAACGAATGGCTAAGATTAATTTTCACAGTTCCATGAATCACCGAGATCGTTCACTGTTCCATGCCTATAAAGATATAGACGAAGCATGTGTTAACATTCCCGACGGTGTTCTAAAGGATGCGAAAACGCTCTATAAAAAATTCAATGAAGGTAAGCTGACGAGAGGGGCTGTGCGGTCGGGTATCAAGGCTAACTGCGTTTTATACGCGTGTAGACTGGCACAAATTCCTCGGACGACGAAAGAGGTTGCTGATATGTTCAGTATACAATGTAAAGATATTAGTCGCACGACTGGTATATTCACTGGAATTATAAAGGATGAAAAGACTGAAAAGAACTACATAACAAAACCATTTAACGTGATGTCGAGATTATTAAACACGTTTGATATTTCCCGCGAGGAACGTTTGAAATGTAATCAAATGTGTTCCAAACTCGAAGATTGTGTGGATCTGATGAGTAAATCACCTAATAGTGTAGCAACTGCCGTAATTTTTATGGTAATGAACAAAACACTATCAAAGGCTGATATATGTGAAAAATGTAGCGTATCTGTCCCGACACTTAATAAGATTGTTGTGATAGTGAAGCGTCACTTAGAGGATAACGTGTAATAGAATATATATGGTTAAACTATTTTTAAGCACACCGTGTTACGGTGGGCTGTGTTTAGAAAAATACATGAAAAGTATTATACAGCTTCAGATACTTCTCATTCGTGAAGGTGTACAACTCATGATCGATACGACCGAAAATGAAAGTCTTGTACATCGCGCTAGGAATGTCTCGATCGGTCGGTTCATGCAGAAAACCGATGCCGATTTTTTTATGTTTATTGATGCGGATGTGGAATTTGACCCGGCTTCAGTTCTTCGCCTACTGCGATCTGGACACGATATTTCCGTTGCCTGTTATCCTAAGAAGGTTGTCATGTGGGATCAGGCTCGTACAGCTGTAGAAAATGGCGATACGCGAGATATGAGTTTAGTGTCATCTAGTCTGGTCGCTAACATAGGGGCTTCTAAGAGATCAGTCGTTAACGGTTTTGTAGAAGTATTGGACGGACCGACCGGTTTTATGATGATTTCTCGAAATGCGCTCGAACGTATGCATGAACAGTATGGACCTACACTAACATGTAAAAATGACCACCAGAATCGCGACTTCGACGAATACTGTGCCATTTTCGATTGTATGATAGATCCAGTATCTAAGCGTTATTTATCAGAAGATTATGCGTTTTGTCGGAGGTGGCAACAAATGGGTGGGAAGATATTCGCCGATATCAACACGACATTAGGACATGTAGGTAATCTACCATTTCACGGGTGTCTAAATGATAGGCTTAAGGCTTAGAATTTATATATTACAAACATGAAGATCGTAGCACTTGTTGTTACTCGTAGCGGTTCGTGTCATGTAAAGACCATGCACACTATTCTGCGATATAACATAAAATGTTTACAAAACTCGGGTGTTCAGAGTGAAATCGCATTCGTCAATGATGACCCTTATGATAAGTCTGAATCCATCGAAAAGTTTATCAAAACACACGATCGTATATTCTTTATTGACTTCGGGGTTCATTTGGATGATAACGCGTTATCTGTTATCTTTGCTCAAAATGATAAATTCGGTATTGTCGTTTTCCCGAGTGTCAACCCTGGTATAGATTGGGGTATGTTCAAAGACAAGGTTAACAATGGTTCGAAAGAACCCACGAATCAAATGGGATTATCGTTCGATACCGATGTATCAACGTGTATAGAAGAAGATTTTTATAATGTGAAATCTACATACGCTAAAACGTGGGTGATGTTGTGTAAATCTACTCTCCGAAACATAAAATGTAGACGTTCAGGTAATTATAAAATCCATCCTAAGTTGAAAACCATGTTCACGAAATTTAAAGAAAACGGTGTGAAAATCGTGGCGTATACAGCTGCGAGGACCCTAATCACGCATCAACACGAGTGTGTCGGCAATATTCTAAATTCTGCGGGTATTAAAGCTAATTAAAGATTATATTTAAAACATACGTATAATGCAACGTCTATCTGTAAATCGAGAAGACCCTCTTTACAAATATGCGATTTCCTATATGGAACATTCGTGGGGTACGACGGGTAAGAATATATTTCCGGGGAGTCAACCGGTATCTGTCGAGTATCGCCATTTTGATACACTGAGATCGAACCCGTATGTTGTATGTGAAAAAACTGATGGTGTACGTTTTATGATGCTGGCATTTACGTTTGATAATAAAAAACGCTGTGTGTTTATCAATCGCGCACTCGAGATGTTTTTGTGTCCACTTAATTTCAGAAAACCTATATACGAAGGAACTATATTGGAGGGTGAACTTTATGGTGAGACATTCATGATATACGATATTCTAACTGAATGCGGGAAAGTTGTCGGTCAATTTGATTTCATATCGAGATTAAAGTGTATAGAAAACGTGAAAAAAATGCTTACAAGCCTTAAATATGACCCCGTCAAGCTTACGGTCAAGACATTTCACCTCATGTCAGATTATAAACAGTTTAAGGATGAATATTTACCGACAGTTTCACAGGAAATAGACGGTCTTATTTTCACACCTATAAACGATACAGTAAAAACCGGTACTCACGAAACAATGTTTAAATGGAAACCTCGCGACAAGAATACGATTGATTTCCAGATTAAGAGGCGGGGTGATATATGGAAGATGTATATACAGGAAAGGGGTAAGTTGATGTTTGAATCAGAGATATCAATGGAACAAGTACCTGCATACGCAAGGGACTGGATGGAAGAGGATGCTATTATCGAGTGTCAATATATGTTTATGGACGAACCCATGTGGTGGAAACCGATTGTACGTAGATACGATAAGACCTTTCCCAATGGTCGTCGCACGTTTTATAGGACGTTGGTAAACATCAAAGAAAATATTTCAATCGATGATTTTATGAGCTGTATATCATAAAGTAGTAACTACCCTCGGGTGGTGGTGTTCTTTCTTCTACGCGTTCGTCGTTAATAAAATACCATTTAGTCTTTCTTCTTATATAAGTCATGTAATGTCCATCATTTTGGATTCCTGTATGTAAAGCACACGCACTTAAATTATACACCACGTCGTTTAACACCAATTTATCAACGATTTTAATATGACTCTTGGTGTCGAATGATAGCATAAATATGGGTGGGAGTTTTGAAAAGAGCATACGTGTAGTAGCTGCATGGTACGTATTTCCATCCGTATCTTGAAAATTTTCTAAAACGTTCCAATCTATACTTTCTTCTAACATTTTTCCCATGTCGTTACTCCCTTTATACGTCATTAGATGAATACTGAAATCTTCTTCTTTCATAGTCTTACCTTTGGGCCATATCGTTTCTTGTATTTTTTTACCGTAAAACCATTCTTTTACTATAGGTTGACTTCGCTCTAGTATATCGATTATACATAATATTGTTTCCTGCACATCATGCTGCTCATTCGTCCGAAAACGGGGGAATTCTTTTTGAAACGCAAATTGTAACCCATTGAGATCGAGTGGTGTTTTATCAGCTGTCCAGTATTTTTTTAATAATAATTGATAAATAGTCGTAAACATACAGTTTCCATTATATGGTTCTCGTAAAAAGTGTTCTGTTAGTAGTGGTATATTAAACAAGCATTGTATGGCGGTGTTGAAATAACATACAGTTCCTTCATTTACAAAACCACGCATATTTATATTAATTCAAAGCATAACTTTAACTATATTCAACCTAAGTTGTTTAAAGAATAGAGGAATAGTACTTTTGATATGGACGTTCGAGCCGTGACCGAAACACTTTTCCCAACTATCCAACGATACAAGGATGAACAGCATGTAGAGATCGAACTTCGTTTTGGTAAGTTTAATGGCACTATGTTTGATACGAATGTCGGTAAACATACATTCGACACGGTCATGAAAGGTTTGAATAAATACACTGGTTGGGAAAAGATGGTAGGGTCTGAACACGACGTGTTTTACCGCGATTCCGATAATGTGCGTATATCGACTGATCAGGCGACAGGTGATGAAGAAGTTGTTAAAAAGGATAGGATCATGAACCACGATTTCAAGAGAATGTCCAATACTCCATTCGATATCCGCTATAGTGTATCCATTGAAACGCCGTTACCAGACATCGCTGACAGAGAGATGGATAAGAAGAAAACAAAACAACGAGTCTCGTATATTCGCAAGAACTTGTCAATCGATCTCACTATCATTACAGGTGATACATCTGATATGGATGCCGAAGATCCAGTGACGTATCAGATCGAGTTTGAAATTATCAACGCTTCACGTGTGAATACTAAGGATGATGTATTCAAACTCGTGCATAAAATTAACGATGTTTTTATTATGTTGAATAATACTAAATGATACCCGTACTTTTATTCATTTTACTGATAATCATCTTGGCACAAAATTCAAGTGATGCTAAAGGTGAAGAAGTGAGTATTTTAGGATTCAAGACGAAGTATTTTCATATTTCTGACGGGGCGTCTAAGCGCATGTATGAAAATATGAAGAAGGATGGAAATTCTCCAGATTCATTGAAAACATTCATACAAATGGAGGACCGTTTTCTCGAATTGGAACATGTGTCCGCGTGTTCAGGGATATCTAAGCGGAGTGAGGGGTATGGTCTCAGTGATAAAATAAAGGAATCGTTTGAGTTATACGACTTTTCCTATCACGTGACACATTTGAAACAAATGGCAGAACCCCATAAGGTTATAAACCGAAATATAAGATGTTGAGTGTATATAAGAGAGCTCGTCTATGCTTACCAGGTGTCATACGATAAACATTATCGAAAATAAACACGATCAACCCCCTATCGTTTAACTCTCTATTTTCTTCTATCCATTTACGCGCATCTTCCGCATTCACGAAATCATCCGTACATAAATATTCGCGTTCGAGCGTTCCCATACCAAATTCTACATCCGCGTCACGCTCCTTTCGTATATATGCACATATGATATAATACACTGTATCAATCAAAGAGTTGTGTATACGAGAGGACCAGTCGGGCGAATCATCGTCTATAAGTGTATCACCACGTTCCCATAGAAATCTCACAAACCTTTCACGGGCGTCGTCCATTTGTTATATAGTTGCTCATATCTTTATAACTCTTCAACCTTGGTACCCTTCGGGAATTTCGTTTTTTTCTTTATAGGTGAAGGTGTATTGTTTTTGTTCATACCAGATTCAAGGTTCTTTGCGAAATTATTATTTAACGCGTTGAGTTTGTTATTTAATTTCTTTCGTCGTTGCATTTTCCATTCAGAAACGGTTTGGCGTTTGATCGCATTAACACCCATCTTAAAGGGTACACCCGCCTTATTTTTCTTTACGTTTGTTGCGTTTATACGCTTTTTAAGTTCGGTCACATCCGAATTGAGAGACGGCATCACGTTCTTATAAGTGTTCAACCACTTCTTACCGTATAATTTTTCAATATCTTTCTTAATCCTATTGTTTGTGAGACCTCGCGTTTCTAATACTTTCTTCTGCGTTTTGACTTTTTTATTGACGACTTTCGCAGCCTTTTCAGCCTTTTTGACATTAACTGGTAACGGTCGGGGGATGTTCAGTTTCTTGCATATAGTATCAACTGTATCATTGTCCGAAATAGGAACACCCTTCGTTATTGCGATGGGTACGAGTTGTTCCTTCGTATATGCCCCACATGGCTTATTCTTAACAGTGAATTTACCATAGACCTGATGCTTGATTTTGGTACATATATCGGGTTTCGTTGTTTTGCCTGTTATATCGACAATTCCCAGTTTCTCTGCCACGGCTACTAGTTTGGGGCGTGGTATCGTCGCACATTTCCTTGAACCGATGCGTACACCATTTTTACCGTTTTTAGAATTCGCTTTGTTGAAATAACTCACCGCATTTCCGGTATTCTTAGTGACTTTATTCTTGACTACACGCACCTTCTTCGCAGTCGGTTTAAAGTTTATATTTTTAAAATTGCTAATCAAACCCATAACATTTAGCTCCTTCACAAGATCACTACCAACATTATACGCAGAATTCAAATCACTTGTTGTTTTGGCACCCATAATCTGTATTTTTCCCGTTCTAAATAACTGAAACGCGAAATTCTTGTGTTTCATCTGTAGAGATGGTCGTAATTCTGGTTCATATGACGCGTTTCTAGAACGCGAAAAAGCTCGCGCTATACCGGATAAATCAAAAACACCATTGCCTTGAAATGTCCCAACCAAAACAACGTACTTTATCGGATTATAAAGAAATTTAGATGTAGGTGTATACGTGTCGATGATATATTTCCTAATCATCTCTGGATGTCTGATGTTGTTGTTTAAAATACCACCAGAAACCTGCATCTTCCCATTTTTATAAATTTTAACCATAAACTTACTCTCCAACCCATTTTCAAATATACGCCCACTAATTTCCGCTAAGAAATGTGCGTGTTTGTTCTTAGCATTGGCGCTAGGCTTAACCGTGAAAGTGTGTTTAGCACCTATGGCCATTCGCCCATAGCGTAATATTATACTACTCACTTCGATACCTAATGTGGAACCCGTTGTGATTGGTTTCCGTTTGTGTGGTTTTTTGTATAGGATGGAATTTACATCCACTGCGTAATTACCCTCTTTCGCAGTCTGATTTACCATCCCGTTAAATATAGAAAGTTGTAAAGGTGATATCCTCAATTGTGTAAAATTCGTGCCAGCTAACTTAGCACTCGAAATCGCACCGATTTTGTTAGATATTCTATTTCTCGGTAATCGCATAGCATTCGCCATCAACGAACCACGTTCCTGGTTAGTGAGATAAGGCGCGCGTCGTATCATGTTCTGAGACGTGAGGGGTGTGTTGGAGTTCGAATTCGAATTTTCAAACTCGTTAAATAAACCCATACATTACTCAGATATTTTAATCACTTCCGACGGACATTACAGGTTTCGCTGACATATCCGTGATGTCGAGCCCAAAAATAAACTCGGTACCATTTTGTTCCATGGCGGGGAACGTATCGTCACAGCTTTGATACTTCATCGGTTCGGTGATTCGTCTGACTTTGATATCCCTGGTACCGAACGGACCTGCCCATATATCTTGGTTCAGTGTCTTGTTCATTACACCGTGGAACTCTGAATATTTCTTTTTGAAGAATTTAAGAGGGCACTTCTTATCCTTGTCAAATTCGATACACGGTTCAGATAGGAACGATTCGAGTGGGCTACAGGCTGTGGCTAACTGTCTCTGAATATCCATGAAATACTTTGGTACGACGTTCCATACATCCTTTTCAGGCCATTTTTGTCCAAACTCCAGGTACCCACGAACACATTTCTGGAGAATTGCTGGAATTTCGCGTTCCAATTTACTATCGAGTGTGGGATCCGCTTCTCTTACCTGTTTCGTGAAATCAACTGTAAGAACACGGCGTAAGATACTACCAGAATTATCACGCCAATTCGGCACTTCATTGCCTCCCAGAATACCCGGAACAGTCCATTCGAAAGATTGCGCCTTTTCATGCTTTACTGCGATAGACACGTCTTCACCACTCACAATAGACTGAAACTCCGCCTGTTCGAGAGCTAGGTCACCCTTAATTTCTGGTGCGATGAACATGAACCCGTCCATGATTGCGGATAAACCGAATTTTCGCTCGACGTTGTTTGAAAGAGTCTTCACATCTTCGGTACAATAGAATTTTCGGAACACTTTTGTGATGAGAGTCGATTTACCAGAACGCGCAACACCCTTCAAGAATGGAATGCACTGCCACTTATCAATCTCGTTGACATCATAACACAGTCGCCCACCGAGTGCGAAGATCCATTCACACACGTCTTTACTAAACTGTTGATATTTCAAAATAGAATCAAAATACGGAGTTGGAATATCTCTCCAGTCCATATCACTGTAATCTTCAAACTCCATATCGAAATATTTACTGCTCACGATGGTCTGGTCAAGGTTTTTGAACTCATTAGACTCGTACGTGTAAAAACTCGCGCGCCAATGTGGAGTGTCAATGGTTGAACGCGCATCATCAAACTCTTTGCCGATGAAGAGACCATTTTTGAAAGACCAAACATGACGATTCTTTTTAATTTCTGGAAATTGCATATCCTTTGTATTTTTCAGGTGTCGGATGAGATCTCCGTGTCCGGGGGCTCGAGCTGTTAAATTCTTCCATAGTTCGAACTGTACCTCCTTCTTAGCGACACCGTAAACATATTCTTCAATCGTTTCTATTGGCTTCCATGCGCGGGTCATAGCACCTTCGTTTGTCTTAATCTGAATACAACACTGCCCCTTGTATCGCCTGATTTGACGTCGATACAGGTCCTTGAGAGTCTGTAATACAGCCTGTTGGAATGGGTTCAATTCTTCGATATTCGCGATAGTAGACATTCTGAAAATGGATGGATCAGTTTCGGGGTTAATTGGAACATATGTGGGGTTATTAATGCGTTCACTAATACGGGCGTTGCGAAATACGATTTGCCATGCGTCATCGACTTGATCTATCAGGCGATTAATGCGTACAGATAGTTTCATGTCGTTGTCATCCTCTATATCCATCATGTTTAACGTATCAGATCGATGATATAGTTCGCATAGACGTTCATTCATTCGTTTGACTTTAGATTCTACCCGTGTAATATCGATGGATACAGGCAGGCCATCTTCGGTCAGCTCATCTTTTGTAAAAAAGTTTTCATATCCGATACGATACGATAAATAAATATCATCACGATTGTTAATTTTCCACATATCTTCCAGTTGAACAAGAAATTTCATGACATCGTCATGAGAAAAAGTCTGTATTTGATTCGTCCACATGGCGCTGTTCGCATCGTCTCGATTTGCTGTCTCATCGATAAAATGTGTAACAGCGTCAGTCATTTTCTAATTATAGATTTCATTTTTTAAGCGGCGTTATTTCTTCTGGAGTACCGACAATAATTTCACCAAAATTTTGTTTTGTATCTCCATCTGATATCCCAGGTTCACAAGAGCGCTGCATACGGTGTCACCTTCAGTGGTTGACAATGTCGATCCAAGAATAGCTTCCATCGTGGGTTCAAAATTCTCGTCGTCTTCATCTTCATACTCTGTCATGTCAATATCGGGGACATTCTCAGGCTGGCTACCCGAGTGAGATTCATCATCGGATTCATTCGTATGTTCTGATATTTCAGAGTTGGACATTTTATGTAAGGCGAGGAAAAATGACGCCGTGTTTTTCGCGGCTCAAAAAAAATGTTGGTATATAGTACAACAACTCACAATGGCCGGTGGTCTCATGCAACTCGTCGCTTACGGTGCCCAGGATGTCTACCTGACCGGAAATCCTAAGGTTACTTTCTTCCAGGCGGTCTACCGCCGCCACACCAACTTCGCGATGGAGAACATCGAGCAGACCGTCAACGGTACTGCCGCTAACTCCGGCCGCGTTTCCGTCACCGTCGCTCGTAACGGTGACCTCGTCGCTGACATGTACGTCGAGATGAAGGCTGCTACACTCGCCGCCGTTTCCGATGACGATGGTAACCTCTCCAACGAGTGGGTCGCCGAGCGTGCGATCAAGGACGTTGAGCTCTCCATCGGTGGTCAGCGCATCGACAAGCACTACCAGAAGTGGTGGCGCCTGTACTCCGAGCTGTACCTCGACAGCGCTAAGAAGACTGCGTGGGGTAAGATGACCACTGGCTCCGTCGTCACTGCTTCCGGTGCTGACGGTCAGGTGTTCCTTCCCCTGATTTTCTTCTTCAACCGCAACCCCGGTCTCGCGCTTCCCCTCATTGCGCTGCAGTACCACGAGGTCCGCCTCGACTTCGACCTCTCGTCTGAGTTCGAGTCGTACATGGATTCTTCCAAGACCTTCAAGGTGTGGGCCAACTACATCTACCTTGACACCGAGGAGCGTCGTCGTTTCGCCCAGAAGGGTCACGAGTACCTCATCGAGCAGGTCCAGCACACCGGTTCCGATACTCTCGCCGCGGCTGAGCAGACCAAGCAGATCCGTCTGTCGTACAACCACCCCGTGAAGGAGCTCGTGTGGTGCGCCTCCGAGTCTGACCAGTCCAACTGTGCCATGTGGAACTTCACTCAGGATGCGGATGCTGTTGTGTCCACTTCCATTGCGAACATTGACCTCACTGGCTCTAAGACGGCTGTCGACATCGATGCCGGTAACGCTCCCAAGCTGCTGGCCGGTGCCGGTGCCACCGCGACTGCCTTCGATGAGGAGACTGTCGGTACCATCAAGACGATGAAGCTTGTGCTCAACGGCCAGGACCGCTTCAAGGAGCAGTCCGGTAAGTACTTCAACCAGGTGCAGTCCTTCAACCATCACTCCGGTACCCCCATGCCCGGTGTGTACTCGTACTCTTTCGCGCTCAAGCCCGAGGAGCACCAGCCTACCGGTACATGCAACTTCTCGCGTATCGATAACGCCCAGGTGTCGATCGTCACCGCGAAGGGTAACACTGCCCAGACCACACTCAACATGTTCGCGGTCAACTACAACGTCCTCCGCATCCAGTCGGGTATGGGTGGCCTCGCGTTCTCCAACTAAGCATTTAGTCTTAGTTTTCTAAAAAATATTTGTATTTCAATTTTAAAATGCACATCCATGCTATTTAAAACTGAATTTGTTATTTGTTATTTGTTTATTCAAAACTGACTGAGCAGTCAAACGAATTACACCGTCCTCGTCCAATCATATCGTACACGACCTCCCCATCGACGATCTCCTCTTCGATGAGTAATTCCTTGAGTTCCTCGAGTGTATCTTTATTCTCTACCAACATCTGGAGTGCGTACCTGTAACACTGGGATACGATGTTATCTATTTCATTATCCACCTTAAGAGCGGCTGACGGGGAAAGGTTGCGGTAATCGTAATTGTTCTTACCGAACCCGTACGTCGTCACCATTTCACGGGCAATCTGGTACACCATCGCGTAATCGGAACTCGCACCAGTCGTGACACGGTTAGCACCGTAGATAACCTCTTCAGCCGCGCGACCACCTAGGGCGACTAGGATCTGAGCGAGTAGATACTCTTTCGTATAAAAGGGTGAGTCTGCGTTATCCTCTGAAGGTTGGAAGAATGTGACACCGCCCGCAGCCCCACGGGGCATGATAGAAACCTTGCGAACTGTATCGTAATCCGGTACGAGAACGCCGATGATAGCGTGTCCAGCTTCATGATAAGCCACGAGCTCCTTCTTGCGCATGGAATATTTAACATCACCTTTAGCACCTACGACAATACGCTGATAAACGTTCTCAGTGATATCATTCGTGATGATACCGTCACCTTCCCTGACGGCGCGGATAGCGCACTCGTTGAGGAAATTAGCTAGATCCGCACCGGAGAAACCGGTTGTCTGTTTCGCGATGTTCTTGAGACGGACATCTGATGCGAACTTCTTACCTCGTGCGTGAACTCCCAAAATCTTGAGGCGACCCTTAACACTCGGAAGAGAAACCTGGATTTTACGATCGAAACGACCCGGGCGAAGTAGTGCGTCATCGAGAATATCTACACGGTTCGTGGCAGCAATGACAACAATACCAGTCTCATTATCGAAACCATCCATCTCTGTGAGAAGTTGATTGATAGTTTGTTCACGCTCATCATTTCCGGGTGTAGTAGTACCACCACGCTTCTTACCTACAGCGTCAATCTCATCGATGAAAATGATACATGGCTGATTTTCACGAGCCTGTTGAAACAGTTCGCGTACACGCTTAGCACCTACACCCACGAACATCTCAATAAAACTCGCCGCAGAACATTGAACAAATGGGACGTTAGATTCACCTGCGATAGCACGCGCCAGTAGTGTCTTACCCGTACCAGGGTCACCGGCGAGCAACGCACCACGTGGAATTCGAGCACCACTCCCGTAATACTTATCAGGGTTTTTGAGAAAGTCGACAATTTCCTCGAGTTCATCCTTCGCGGAATCGATACCCTCAACATCCTTGAAACGTGTCGTCACTTCATTTTCCATGTTAAAGTCCGCAGATTTCATAAAGGGGTTTGGCATTCCCATTCCACCTTCACTTCTCGATGCGAATAATGTACGCGCGAGCGTAAACGCATACGCGACAAAAAAGAACATGACAAGGTTCTCTGTAAGAGACATAGGTTGTGTGTTATCCACTATGACTTCAGCACCACTCTCCATGAGTGTATTCCATAGTTGTTCGGTCTGGACGATTTGTACGTCACCGTAATCCCCGTTCTCTTCCTGGAACACGGCAATGTTCTTATTAGGACGAACGACTACAGCGGGAAGTTCCTTCTTTTTCAGACCCTGAATGAACTGTGTATAGGAACGTGGACTATACTCTATCGTGCGCTCCTTTGTGTCAACTTTAACACTCGGGGCTTTGAAGATATTTTTCGTCAAGCTATTCATTCCGCTACGTTTTACATGAACATACGTTTTAAGTTGGTTAACGCGACCTAAGTCGAACTAGAATTTTCGTTTTCTAAACTAAAATGCCCAACTTTTCACGTACCGACCTGATTACTACCCTGACCATGATGATGCACACTGTAGAAAATAACCTTGATACGGAACTTAATAGAACTATGGCAATCGCCATGTTTGAGGTTACCCTCAGATATTACAATCTTTTCACACAAAGTGGTGATAAAAGATTCATTCAGGTCTGTTATGATAAAGCGAAAGGACCTAAACATGATCACAGATTTGTGAAGTATGTTGCTAAATTTGAGGAACTTACTAGACCGCCACCCTTGCGCCGTTCGAGGCGGTTAGCAAATAAGCGTACTTAAATATAAGCCTCACATTCTAGATAATGTTCAAGAAAGTGTTTGAACTTTTTGTTAAAGTGGATAAACCAAAGCTAGGGCGCTGGTCTCTAAAATCTTGTAATGAAATTTCAACATCCATCAATTCTATCTATCAAAACCGAGATCATTGTGGTGATACGATATGTAAAACACCTAAGAAGGCTTCGGAGTATAAGGATAAGCCGCAATAAGTAACCATGTATGAAATTTACACTGACGGAAGTTGTCTCGGGAATCCTGGATGTGGTGGTTGGGGTGTTGTCAGTGATAACTTTAAACTCACTGCTGGACAGAATGATACCACAAATAACCAGATGGAGATGACTGCGATTTTAAAGGCTCTTGAAGAGTGTCTTCGTCGAAATATTCAAGAAGTGCGTATTTACACGGATAGTAATTATGTCAAACAAGGAATCATGGTATGGATAGTGAATTGGAAGAGAAATGGGTGGAAAACTGCCACGGGAACTGCTGTAAAGAATAAGGAATTATGGGTCAAAATTGATGAAGCTCGTAAAAAGTTGAAAGTAGTTGAATGGCGATGGGTTAAGGCGCATAACGGAAATCCTAAAAACGAAGAAGTTGATAAATTGGCGAGACTATCAGCAGAGACCATCAAGAAAAATATCGTGTCACAGTAGGATGGGTGAAAAAGATCTTAGCCCCGAACCATGTGAATGGTGTGAAAAACAAGAAAAGTTACTTATAAAATGGGCGGAGAAAGCGGCTGGATACCGCTGGTTACATAATCATGCGCGTCTATTTTATAAGAAACAAAACGACTGGTTGGCTTATCCCAGTATAATCATAGCCAGTATAACCGGTGTAGGTGGATTTGCAGTTCTGAATCCAAGTGGGAGTGAGGATGTATCTACGAATACGAAAAATAATATCATGATCATCCAGTATTTTTTTGCGTTTTTGAATGTGCTCGGTGGGATTTTGTCATCTATAAGTAAGTTTAGTCAAAGTCTACCTCTTTCAGAATCGCATTCAGCCATGTGTATACAGTGGTCTAAATTTTACAGGAGTATTGATATGGAACTTTCACTAGATGTCAAACACCGTGATGACGTTGTAGATTTTATCATGAAGTCACGTGAGGACTATGATAAGTTACTAGATGATTCACCTGATATACCAGCTATTAGTATCCAAGCTTTTCTGGTACAGTTTCCGGATAAGGAGAATAAACCTGACGTGTGTAACGGTCTTTCTATTGTCGTGTGTGATGACGCTGCATCAGTTACGGGTTCTGGGCGTGCGGTCAATCGGTGGTTGAACGCTTTTAACACTGTAAGAAGAAAAAGTAGAGACGGGGGGGCGCTCTCACCCGTGGAGAATGTTTAATAGCCATATTCTAGGTCACCCGGGGTAAGACTCGGGTTTTGTCTTGAAAAGAAATTTTTCCTTCCGTGATCATGATGCGCTATCGTACTCGGGCGTGTTCGATTTATTTCCATATTATCCCGTAAATCTTTATAGTACACGCGCGCACCCAATGCGATAATGTCTTCAGTCTTATTATCAACATGGTTATCCATAGGAAAGTACGAATTAATATATTTTTCCATATTCTTGACATTGATGAGATAGCATTTCATACTAGAAACCCACGAAACTTCTTCAATCGTACTCGTCAACTTTCTATCAACCTTCCTAGATAGACAATGAAAGAAACACATCTCGAAATTGCCACCTGTAACATCTATAACATCTTGTACCTCCATGTAGAATTGAGGGTTTTTCACCGTAACATTATCTTCAAAAATTAACGCGTATCTGACACCTTTATTTATACATTTTTTCATTATGTTTATATGTCCCATGTAGGCTCCGATTGCCCCTAGGTTGAAATACGTTATATCAGGCCGTTTAATTGATTTGTTGTAATGCATCGCAATCGCTTGACGATAATATGTTGGGTCTATATATTGTTGAAATTTTTCTGCATTTTCTATCACTTTCGTATTTATTCCATATACTACATCTATCGGGATTCTAGGGTCATGGTTTTCCATGAACGTTTTTCGTCTGTCCCGTGATTCGGGAAGTGATAGTAAGAAGCAGTCGTATTTTAGATATGATTCAGTACGCGATCTAACTACTAAAATATATAAAATGATACCTAACAACGTTAGGGTTAACAACATTTTATTATATGTACATATAATAAAATGTATGTCCAGATTTCAGTGATTGTTCTCACTGTATTATATGGCCTCGTATACGCCATGATGAATCCAGCTGAATTTGGATTCAAGTCCCTCATCGACCCTTTTTACTTTTCTTTTACGACGATGGCGTCGGTCGGATATGGCGACTTTAGCCCCAAAACAACTAGAGCAAAGATGGTTGTCATGACACAACAAACACTCCTCCTGGTAGAGATTGCCACACTATTAGGTCTTGTTTTAGCTACAAATAAAGTTTAATTTAATTGATATATTCACAGTCGTCTTCGTATGCGTTATATAGTTCATTCCAACTCAATACAGTGTTTTGATATTCCGAACACCATGGATATAACACTCCATCACTCCCCCCGAAATGAATAGCCGCAATTCCTTTTTCTTGGCAGGATTCACATATTCCGTAATTATCGTCGATGATCGTATCCAGCTTCAGGCTATTACAGATATCAGACTTCGGAACTTCCATGTCCGTGTAACTGTTCGTTAAAATGACATCATCAAAAATTCCTGGGAAATGAAACTGTAACCAGTCTTCTGTTTCTTGTCTCACACAATCCTGACGTCCCGTCACCGCGTAAATTTTACTTATACCCGGGCGTAATAGACGGAGCATAGGCTGCGACCCGATAGTTGGCTGTAGTAGCATAAATTCTTCCGTTTTGTAAAATTCTCTCACCATTTTTTGTGACTGTTTTTCGGTTATGTTGAACATGTCACGATATACATAGGCATACCTATTACTCGACGGCATATTCAACTTAGCCCATTTAGCCATCGGACGTACTAGAGGTACCAAAACTTCATCGATATCAACTGCAATGCGGTTCATTAATACATATAGAAATAATATGTCTAAGTATCTTAACGAATGTATGACAAGTCTGAATGTCAAACAGGTATTGTCCATATAGGGTACGGAAATTTCCACAGGGCGCATCAGGCGATGTACATTGATGAATATATGAGAAAAACGGGTGATCTTAGATGGGGGATCGTCGCAGTTAATCTCAGGAATGAAGGATTTCGTGAAATAGATGACTATATAGTTAAGACACCCACACGGTATAAAAAGGTCCGATCGCATCTCGATTATATCGATTGGACTAAGAATAGGACGGTCGCGAAACATATGCTCACACTTCCAAGTGTTCATCTCATCACAATAACGGTGACGGAAAGTGGTTACGCACCTGGATCTCCACTCTTTGAATATCTCGCGTGCGGGCTTCGAAACAGGACAAACCCCATAACCATATTATGCTGTGATAACATTCGTCAAAATGGAGTGGTACTCGAAACACAATTTTTGGCGTATCTATACCAAACGAATCAATATGATATTGCAGACTGGGTGAAAGCTAATGTAAAGTTTCCATCGTGTATGGTAGATCGTATCACCCCCCGTACGACGGATACACTTCGCCGCGAGATTGAAGAAAAATTTCCTGGATTCGGTGAGACGGCTGTACAGACAGAAGAGTATACACAGTGGGTTATTGAAGATGATTTCGCGTCAGAATTCCCAGATTTATCGGAGGTCGGGGTGGTTATCGCAAAAGATATAGAACCGTATGAAGAGGCTAAAATTAGGATTTTAAATGGTGGACATACAACACTGGCGTATATGGGTGTTTTATCTGGGTATGATACATTCGACCAGGTCATGAACGACCCGGTGTATCGTACTCACTTTAGAAAATTACAGTTGGAAGAGATTGCTCCATCTATTGATACGGATATCCCGTTTGATATATACGAATATATCGATATGGTCGAAGAACGTATTTCGAGTAAGGTAAATGTGGATGACCTTGATCGGATATGTATGGATGGCTTTACCAAATTTCACACATTTGTAGTTCCTTCTCTTAGAAAATGTCTCGAACAGGGGAAGAAACCTATCCACATATACAAAAGTATTGCTGCGTGGTATATTTATTCTAGGAAATTTGCGAGAGGGTGTACACGAATAAGATACAACGAACCAAATTGGGTACTCCTAGAACCGCTCTTAAAGGATGGCGCGGTGGAAGCGTTTGTTAAGTCGGAGAGATTATGGGGGGATATACCAAAAACATATATTACATTTACTCGAGACCTAAAATCTATACTACTTTCACAAACATATGAACGCGAACTTGACTTACTTGTAGACGATTAACAGAAATGAGCGCGCAACTGGTCAACTCTTTGTACCGCGTCGCTTTGTTTCACTTGAACTTCTTCTTCGTCTTCATCCTCTTCACATGCCTGACAGTGTGCGTCAAACATGTGACAAGTGTGTTCACCATTTTCAACCATCTCACGAACATCTGGGTCATTCATGATATCATCATCATCTTCTTCAGTCTCTTCAATCGGTACGAGGGTTTTGGGTTTCTGAAGTTT